ACCAAAAAGCAGTAAAAATTCACCAATCGCAATTAGACCACTAAGTCTAAATGGAATAGAAGCGACTTTAACTAACCCGCTAAATACTCCTTTAATGAGACTTATACTGCCTTTCAATGTAGCGTACAGCCCTCTCACCCAGTCAACTTTAGTTGCCCCTGTGATTATATTCTTTACTCCAGTTAAACCAGATTTTAATTTACCTAATCCAGCAACTAAATCTGGAATTAAATTAAAGTCTGATCTTTCTTTTGTTAAGAATCCAAGGAATCCTTTTGGTTGTTTAGACTTTTCTAATTTCAAGTCTGTGTTTAGTTTAGCTTGACTTTTTCGTACTCTTTGGGCTAATCTTGCTTCAACAGCATTATTGCGTTCAAGCAAACTTTTTCTTTGGTCTGCTTGCTTTTTCAATAATTTGTTTTCAATATCATTAGCTGTGTTTAGAGCAGATGGAGCCTTGCCATAAGTTCCTGCCACAAAACTTCCTGGAGTGAGTCCTGCTCGTTCTCTTGCTGCTTGCAGGGCTGCTTGTTGTCTCTTATTGAGTCTATCTAGTCTTGCTGCGTTTACGATTCTTGCTTTTTGCAAGGCTTCTTGAGCTTTAAGGAGACTCTGTTCTGATTTTAAGGCTCTATTTGCGTATTTTGCAAAAGCTTGCGATTGTTGATTTTGCAGGACAACTAATTCTTTTGCATGTTTCTTACTTAGAGCGAGTTGCTTTTTCTTTTCTTCATCAAGAGTATTTGTATATTCTTGTTGAAGTCGAGCTTCCAAATCCTGAAGTCTTTTAAATTCTGCTGTTCTTCCTAAGGCTCCTGCTCCTGCGGCTTGTTGGCGTACTTGAGTTATTTCATTAGCTTTATCAGATAACAATTTGTAATAATCTGAAGCTAGTTTTGTTTGCTCGCTGAGTTGATTTTTCCTAAGATTTTTTGCTTGAACTCCAAATGATTTTTGCTGTTTGATTTGCATTTGTTGGGCTTTTTGTGCCCTTTTTGCATTATCAATTACAGTTTGGGATAGCTCAGTTTCATTTTGCTGAATTGCAGTTCGAGTCCTAACTTGTTCATCAATCTGTCTTTGTGATAAATTCGCAGCAGCAGCTTGGTATTTTTTAGAAATCTCATTAATTTTTTGATTTGATTCTCTTTGTACAGCAACCCGTTTATCAGCAAAAGCTCTATCAAGTTGAGCAAGTTTATTTTGATTCCTTTGTTCAAGAGAAGTAGTTCTAGTCCTAGCCGAAGCTTGGAATTTATTTATCTTATCCTGGACTTGTTTGATGGAGTTAGCAACTTTTTTTTGCGTCTCTAATGTTTTATTTATAGCGGCATTGATAAATCCAACATAATTAAACATTCCTTTAAGTGCCTTAACATTTACTCCAACTATTGCAGCAAGAGAAGTAAAGAACATTTTATTCACACCCAGGAGGGGGCTGAATAGCATGATCACTTTACTAATCATTGTTGACAATAGCAAAAAAGCTGCACTTGTAGCAAGCACAGCTGGAGGAGTAAATAATATGGCTTGCCCTAGTCGGCTATTCTGTTGTGTCAAAACAGCAAGAGAGTCGAACAATCTCTGGATGGAAGTACCAAAGGTCGTTAGTGGTCCTTCAGTGGTTTGTCCAAGAGAGATGCTAAATTCTTCTAATGCTGAGCTTGCTCGTCGGAATACACCACCAAGTCTACTATCCATAAGGATAGCACCTTGTCTAGCTTCATCAGTTGAATTGCGAATCTCTTTGGTGATATCATCCAAGGTTTTTAAGTCTTGAATTGTTTGACCACCGATACCACGAGCACCCCGAATATTGAATAATTTTCGAAGTGTTTCTTGTTGTTCAGTAGCACTTAACTCGGACATAGCCGCTTTAAGTTTAACTAGAACTCGAAGTGGTTCTGCAATGTCTTGTTCAGTTATGTAGACACCAGAACCAACTTTAGCAAGTTCTTTAGTCTTTGTAACCAATTCACCAAAAGCGGTGTTCAATGAGGTACCAGCAAGAGAACCTCGCATACCGGCATTAGACAACATAGTTATCATACCTAAGGCATCTTCCAAAGGTATGTTAAGTTGTCTAAAAGTAGTTACGTTGTACTTGAGTGATTCTCCTAACAGAACTAAATCTGTGGTACCAAGTCGAGCAGCAGTAGCAAGCTTTGATGCTGTTTCTTGTGCTTTTTCTGCTGCAAGATCAAAGGAAGATAAAACGTTAGCGAGGATACGACCAGCAACATCTGGTTCAACTCGTTCACTTCTTGCTAAGTCCAAAGTAGGCAAAATAGCTGGTCTAAGTTTTTCATCTAAACCAGCTTGTGCCAAGACAGCTGCGGTTTCCGCAACTTGTTTAGAGGTAAAAGATGTAGTTCGACCTAGCTTTCTAATATAGGCTTCTAGTTCAACTATGTCAACTTTTGTATTCCGTAACTTACTTTGTAGAAACAAGATACTATCTTGAAAATCTACAAATTGTTTAACAGGAAAAAAAGCTGCAAAGGTGCCGGCAACTCCTCCCCGAAATAAGTCACCGCCTATTTCGGAGAGTGAATTTGAAAAAACTCTCATCTTAGAACGAATCGTCCTAAGTTGTTTGTCAATGGTATCCTGGATATTAACCAGAATTACAGCACGACCAGCAAGGATGTCAGCACGTACACTCATTGGAATTTTTCAAATTGAGAGTTGATATGGGCAGCAATTGCAGCTTTCTTCGCTTGCATTTCCTGGGGTGTGGTGGGCCTCTTAGGTAACATATCGGATGATTGGGCGGAGCACGCTCTATCAACTTGTGTTTCGTAATCGGCTTCATTTGCTATGGTGATTAGTTCACCATAGGTGTATCGGTCCGGGTTTATTCCTGTTCTTGCAATGAGGGAGAGGACAAAGAATCGAAGTTCTTCTTCATTTGTTTCTTTGCTTCTACCCACATCTTTTGCAAACCGCCACGGACCGAGGGGTTGGAAAACCCCACCACCAGGTTCCAGAAGGATTCTTTGAACTTTTCAAGTCCGTTATCCATACTATCAAGTTCTTTAAGGAACTCAACCCATTCGATACCTAGTTCTCGGTCAGCATAAAAATATGCTATTTTGAGCATAGTTGCGTCATCGAGAAGAATGGTTTGAAGGACTTTGTTATTCTCTTGGAACAGGGTCAGAATATCCAATCCATAATTTGGAAGTTCTTCTGACACCAATAACCAGCCAAGTTCGAGGTTAATCGTTTGGCTTCCAAGATTGAATTTGCTCTTGATCATAAAGGCCTCGTTTAGTCAACTCCTCAACTTTAGTATTGGAGAGGAGATTAGGGTCGGGGACAGGGGAAAGTGTAGGTCCTTCTGCTGCTTGAAAATTGCTTCCTTTCACTTCATCAATTGCATTGAGAAGTTTTTTCAATTTGAAAGAGGCAAGAGTTGTTCTAGCAATTCTTTTCTCTTTCGGGATGGCGGACCGCCTACTGTTTAATCTAGCTTTGACTTCTTGTTCTCCTACAATGAAGTCAGCCAAGTCTCTGGCACGATCTCCCCCGATTATCGCACCAACTTGAGCTAGATCGACCACAACGTCAACAGCGGCGGTCCGCCTTAGATAATAAACCAGTTTGTTCATGAACCAACTGCCTCGACAATAGCTGGATCGTAGTCCTCAACAACGTCGATTCCGGTCACTTTTACTGGGCGTAGTGGGGTGTCCGTACAGGCTGCTGGGCGAAGACTGAAGGCTTGGGTTTGTGCTCCAGTTCCAGGACCGTTAAAGGTTCGGTCTTTGTTCCAGACATAGCCTCTCCAACCAACAGAATCAATAACGTCCATCGGTGACGTTAAGATCATGATGTCGATTGGATTGCCATGAGTACGAGCAGAGTACAGAGTTTGCCAACCTTGATAGGCTGGGTCCATAATCTGAGTACCAGTAATGTTGACATCGGTTTCCCCGGCAACATATTGCTTGGTTTGACGTTCACGATTACGTGAAGTGATTTCTTCATCATCTTCAACTTCGCTAATTGTTAAGTCGCCGGTGATACCAAGATGTTCAACCCACACTGGGGTTTCAGAGTCTCCGGTGTTGTAGTACAGAGTCATCTCCATACCACGGGCATTGCAGTTCAAAGGTGTTGCGGTTGCAGGCATCAAAAACTCCTCAAAATGTAACTAAACTGTGCTTTGAGCTTTCCTCTTGCTGCTAGTCGTTTAACAGCAGAATACATAAAGGATCGCTCTTTGTAAGAAACTGCTAAAGTACGTTTTGCTCGGTAAGACAAAACCATACCACCTTTTTCGTGAATGTTAGGAACTGGTCGATTAAAAAAATTACTTCTTGGAAACTTACGAGGACCAATATATGCGGAGGTTTCCAATACGTGGAAGTTAATTTCTTTAAGACCGTTTCTCACGTGTGCATGGGGAGGGCTTCCAGGTGATGAGGCTCCTCCTCGCATATACATTTTTTCACGTGCTTCGCGTCTAATAAGTCCCGCAGTCTGGTAAAGATCACGGTGTATATTCTTTTTAAGACGTCGCTTTAAACGGTCAAAGAAAATAACAAGTTTGGTACTTAACCGCATTCTGATGCCTCATAACCGAAACTGGTTATTGTATTGAAATTTCTGTAATCGAGTTGTTGTTCGTCTACAGGTTGTGCTTCAACAGATGTAAGTTGGACTCCAAGTGGTTGATTTCTAATCATAAACAATTCTATCAATTCACGAATATCAAGTAATTGTTTTAACTCATCCCACGGAGCTATGTCGTTGGTGTCTGCTAAACTTTCAAAGTTTTTGCCAATAATTAAATGAACATATTTGGTTACATTTATGTTTATTTTTCTACCGCCTCGTCCTGGACTAGCTTCAATGTTATATTGATTTAGTTCAGGACTGAGAATAACTTTGATTCCAGATTGGTTTAGAACTGCAACCCAGTCAATGGCTACAACTGCCTCCAGACCTAGCTCCAAGTCCCAGCTTTCTGGGGTGGAGTTGAGTGACTCTTGTATACTTAGTGCTAGGTCGGTAATGAGCATAGTTTGGCCGGGATGTTCATTGTTCTGCCTTCTGAATCGTCGAAGTGTACACCTATTGAGCGGTCTATGATTACTTCATAGGTTAGTCCAGCGACGATGAATTTAACGCCACGACGAACAGGAAAAGTCACGCTTTGTGTAGGTATCATAAACAAAACGTGACTTGTTTCCACTCTTACTCCTTGGGAATTAACATACGAACCAGGGTTAATTTTGGTTCCACGAATACTGTAATTACCTTCAGCTGTTTGCACAGTTATATCTTCATCACAGTATTGTTTTCTCCAATTATTCTGGTGCTGTACTGCCCAGGATATAAGGGTCATTAGCTGCCTACAACCGTAATGGCTTTACCGGAGGATACAACTTGAACTTCGGTACTGGTGGCTGTGGCAACTACAGGGTAGTCGCCTTCATCAGCAGTTTGTGGTTTCATCGCATCGAGACTAAACGTTGCATGACCCAACAAAAAGCCGTTACTGCCAGCCTCAGCAAGAAGGCAAGCACGACCACCAGGGAAAGCACCAGAATCAGTATCATCTGGGTTCCAATAAACTTCATCGCCATCCTTGACATCCCCACTGAAGTTGCATGGAAAAACTGCATTGAACTCAAGCAATACAGTTTTTACGTCTTTAGGTGCAATACGGCTTTGTGCCATACACACCCAAAATTCTGCACCCCCATATGGTCGAAGAACTGGTTCTCCTGGGAGGATGCTGAGCGTCTCGCTACTGTTAAAGTAGGGTACGCTATGGCGGTCACTTTTAAGACGGCCAACAATAGGATAATCTTCATTGAAGATTGCTGGTTCGGTAACTGCTTTTGGCATTGTGTCTCTCCAAAGTAAAGGTAAAGTAGGTTAAGCTCAGCTTCCAGAACCGGGGAAAGACCAAGCAACAGTTTGCGATTCACGTTCTTGGACTAAGACGTCCCAGAATCCGCGAGTACCAAATCCAAGCATATCTGCGGGAAGATCAACGGTTTCCGTGGTTGGTCGTCGTTGATTTCGCAGGTAAGCAATCGTGTATGGGGATAGTTGTTGACGAACTGGCAACAAACCCCAGGCATACGGATCAGCATTTGGGTGATAACTTTGGTTATCAAGTTGTGGAAAATGTTCCAGATCTACTTTGTTGTAGAAGTAGTTCTGTGATCCTTGTGGGTTAGATTCAGTACCAGCAACAAAAACAGCTTGCTTGACGATTTCCCAAGCAGTACGTTCTAGTTGAGTGGTATGTACCAAAGCCCAACGCGTATTAAAGAAGGTTTTAACTGCTTTATTGCCTTTCTTAATCGCATGTTGCCGTGCTGCTTCGTAAACCAAGTCGAGGTTTTCACGAGTCAAAGGCAAGTTAAACAAGTTATTCTTGGCCGCTGACAAAAATCCACTTGTTACGCCATTGTAGATGACGTTGACCATTTGGTAGTCAGGGACCATAGTTGCCCCTTCAACCATCAAGTTCAACATTTCTTCAATGATGCCGATGTCATCATTGAGGATATCTTCTCGCTTGAACTGGATGATTTGAGCAACGGTACTCAACTTCACTTCGTACTTGACTTCATCGCCAAATGAAGCATGTTGGATTTTGCCATCTTTATCCAACCCATTCCACATCTGACCGCCTTCAGGCCGAATTCGTCCAGATTTTAGGAAGTTATTTTTGCTCGTTTCATTGATCTTTCCAGGAGTCCAAGGAGGATCAAGCTTCCAAGCTTCTTCCATAGTCCACTGACTGATGCGATTCATCAGGTTGGGGAAGTTAAGAGTTGAGAAACTCTGGTTTTTTACGCACCGTTTAATGTGAGCACAAATACCACCTTCACCTTCGATGTCACTGTGGCCGTTAAATCGACCACCTTCAGCATTGGCAACATACATCAGCATCTCTTTGAGACCCATAGTGCCTCGGGAAAGTGCAAAGTCAGTTGCTGGTTTGCCAACTTTGTTTTCGATAACTTCAGGAGCAATACCCAGGCTATGGGCCATCCTTGCTGCAAAGGAGTTATCAATCTTGTCGTCATGTCGGTGAGGACCAGTTGGCAAAGACTGGTAGTTGTTTTCCAATTGATGCAACTTAATTGCATCGATCACTCCATCTTTGTCCTTACCATTCTTGATCGACTTTGCAATCAATTCATGATAGCTAGGGTACTTAGCCATCAATTCAACCACGTCTGCCATTTCGATGCTAGCCGGAGCAGGTGGCGGAGTGGGCGGAACAACTGGAGGTGGAACAACCGGAGGCGTTGTCTTACTATTCGTAATGATCATTGCTGTTTCCTTGGATAAAGGAGTAACGTTGGTTTCGCTGTCTCGACCAAAGAGAACAGCTGACATTTCGACTAACTCTGATCTATTAACAACATAGATCGGAGCTTCAAAAGTTTTCCCATTAACTTCAACAGATCCTTCTTCATGGAAAACTACAGATTTTCTGTCAATCTGCAAACCCATACTTGCTTGATATGGGATGCCATTCTTAACACCATTTGCCACCTTCTGGCTGCGTTCTCCTGGGTCGGAGTAGTGGCCGGTGAGTGTCATTGATCCATTGCTTACACTGATATCGGTTGCGTGTCCGATCAGTTCGTAATGGCCGTACAAATATGGGATGGTGTTTTTGAATGTGATGCCTGCTGTGTTGTAGACAACAGGATGTTCAACACCGTAATCACTTAGGTCTACTGCATTGCCAGTGTAACCAGTGATTTTGGACTTTGCGATTTCGTTCTCTACAATCTCAACGTCCAACTTGGACTTTGAAAGTTCGAGCAAGTGAAGATTACTCTGTGGCATTTAATACTCCAAGGACGTCAAGAGTGTCTTTTGATCGGGAAGTTAAGATGATTTTGATTAGTTCGTCATAAGTGATTCCTAGTAGTTTGGCTTCGGCTAGTAGTTGTCGTTTAGGATTAAGTCCCATTTCTGCGTAGATTGCGTTTAGGGTTTTAGTACCTGAAATCAAATCTACTTGTCTTGCAGTTGCGTTCTTTAATGGATCTGGATGTTGGAATAGCCCATTATACAGATACATATGAGGATAAAAGTTAGGGTATCGTGCCCTAGCTCTACGGGGAACTAAATCACTAACCAGTGTAGCTGCTGTCCAGAAGTCTATGAAAGAACGACGAAAACAAGGTTCCATATCGAACCTATCTATTTCGCATTTGTTCTTCCAAGGTTGAATATCAACTTGGGCAGAAGCCATGTTACTGTTACTGCTATCCGCTATTGCTAAGTTTGCTGGCATTTCAACACACAAAGCAGCAGCAGAAGCCATTGTTCGAAGCATCTTATCTTTATCAGCTGAACTGCTTCCACTACCAGGAACGCCTACTAATTTAGAACCAACTGGTAATGTTGGAATCAAATTAGGTTTGTATTTGAGAATACCTTTTGGTGCATTATCCCTTTCCGCTGATGGTCCGTAAATAGTTGCATCTAATTCAACTGCCATTGGAAATGAAGTTCTAAATTCTTCACCTTGCACAGCAGCTTCGAGTAATCGTCTAATGTACGGGTAAATTGTAAATGCTTGAGCACACTCAGGAACTGGATTTAGTCGTCCAGTTTCATAACCTTGTGCCCAATAGATTACGTCTTTTACACTGTACTCTGAGGTTTCGTACTGATAAAGATAAGGGTCATTTTTAAGATCATCTTTAATAAAATGAAACTTAACAATGTTCCAATCTTTATCGTACTCGATGCCCGCCACGATCCGATCTTCTGGGGTGGCATTGTAGGGTGTTCTTAGGCTGTCTGCTCCGAACACTTTGTATGCTGTTTGGATGGGGAATATACCGAAGTTTTCTTTCTTGTGCTTGAGCATTAGTCCGATGCCGGTTAATGCTGCCATAGTTCGAAGGTTTCGATATGAATTACCAATTCCATTTGCTACACACCAAGCTCGATGACTTTCCTCGATGATGTTGTTTTCTTCTTCATTTTCAGCTAGTCCGATAATAGTCGGAGTTGGTCCTACCACGTGGTTAGCTAGTTTAGTAATGACTGCTTTGTAGTAGGGATTACGACTATATTCGTCTAGTGAAAATTGAACAAGCTTTCCACGAATATATGGATTCTGCATTGCAGCATCCACTTCTTCACGGGACAAGACGTCATAAGGAACGTCTCGTCTTGTTTGGATAATTGT